GCCATCTTCACCGAGGCCGTATCCGACGGGGATGCGGAGATCGACTCTTATTGCGGCCGCCGGTACAAGGTGCCGTTTGATCCGGTGCCGGCCATGATTAAAAAGATCGCAAAGTCTATTGCGGTTTATAATCTGTTTCAGCGACGACGCGGGGCTGATGAGGACCGGCAGCGGGATTATAATAACGCAGTGAAGTTTCTCGGCCTGGTTGCGGACGGTAAGTCCAACCTGGACGCTGATCCGCCGGACGCCGATGACGCGGATGAGGACGCCACGGGCGAGAGCATGGTGTCCACCCGGGACAAGCTGTTCGGACCCGATACCATGGCAAAATATTAGGGGGATAGGCTGTAGGCTATTAGGCTGTTAGGAAAAACTTAAAGCAACAACCTACAGCCTTATACCCTAAACACCTACAGCCTAACAGTCTAACCAACCTATTCAGGGGATGCGATGAGCGGTTTTGCCATCAAAATGACATTCGACGACGCGGCGGTGGACGAACGGTTTTCCGGCATGGTCCGGCGCATCGAAAACCTGGACCCGGCCCTGAAGGATATAGGGGAATACATGATCCGGGAACGGGAAAAGCTGTTTGTCGAAGAGCGTGACCCTGACGGCAATCCCTGGCAGCCGGTGAAGATCCGGACGTTATACGGCAGCGCAAAGGGGAAGCGGTACACCAAAAAGGGAGCGCTGACCAAGCGGTTTGTCCGGCATCTGGCGGGAAAAAAGATATTGACCCGGGACCATCATCTCCGCCGCACGGTGTATCGAATTGAAGGCCGGGCAGTGGTGATCGCGCCGGACAAGATCAGCGACGATTATGCCGCCATCCACCAGAAGGGCGGGCAGGCCGGCAGGAACCACGCGGCAACCATCCCGGCGCGGCCGCACCTGGGGTTTTCCGATGAAAACCGCCGGGAGATCCGGCAGATCCTAACGGAGCACGTATTATGAAAGAAATGAAAGCCCTGCTGACGGCGGTTAAGGCCGAGCTGCAATCCCGGCTGAAGTATAATATCCGGAAAGACGATGTGTTTATCACGCCCCATGTGGATTATATCCCGGCAGCGGCGAAAATGCCGTGCATCGGGATCAAGGACGGCCGGGTTCTCCGGAAGGAGCTGGCCGGCGGGGAGATGGAATACACACTACACATCCGTATAGCGGTGTTCGTCCAGAACCACAAGGGCATCGAATACGTGATCCTGGGGGATGACCCGTCCAACCGTGACGGCGTGCTGGATATCGAGGAGGATATACACGAGATCCTGGATGAAAACCTGCTGGGCATCGCCCGGATGGAAGATGCGTTTTGCACGGAATCGGCGGAAAGCGACATGGTGGGCCGGGACAAGGATCTGCTGCAGCAAAAAATCATCACCTATGAATATTTACAAAAAGGAGACAGACCATGACGAACAAACTGAAACCGGGCCAAGAAGCATTCGAGATCGTGGACGGGCCGGATGCGGGAAAGAAATTTGAGCCCGGCATACCGTATGACCGGGTGCCGACGGGGTACGAGGACCATTTTGAGGAAGTGAAAAAAACTGAAAGCAAAAAGGCGAAATCGGCCAGCGTTAAACAGTTTGCGGGAAACGATAAAACAGACACAGCCCGGGATACCGGGAAATCCGAAGAAAAGGAGTAAACCATTATGCGATCCATACGCGCAAAGAAAAATCTTCTGGCCGTGTCGGCCAATGCGAAAGAGACGGCCATCAATACATTTGCGACCCTGGACACCACGATTGCGGCGGCCATGACCGACATCATGAACTTGGAACCCCGACGGGAAAGCAATGCGGATGAGGCCACGGGCAAGGAAGAGGCTGATCTGGTGTATGACCTGGGCAACCTGGCGGGATTCAACCTCAATTTCGAAAAAGCCCAGCCCCAGCATTTTGCTTTTCTATTGGCCTTTGGTATGGGCAGCGTGGCCACGGCTGCAGCCGGCACCGGGTATGAGCACACGATTACGCCCATTGTCGATGATCTGGACGAAGAGCGGTCAAACCCCGGTTTTACCGCAGCCCAACGGTTCGGGACCATCGGGAAGCGTCGGTTTGCGTCTTGCTTCGTGGATTCCTTCACGGCCCAGTTCAACGTGGACTCCTTTCTGAAGCTGACCGCAGCCATCAAGGGAACGGGCAAGCATGAGGATTCCGTCACCGAAGAATCCGTCACGGCTATGAAAAATGCCACTTCCCTGACTTTGGCGGCAAACGGTGTAGCCGGATCAACGGCAGCCGAACGCCTGGCGAACATCCACCGCATCCGGGTGGAGCTGGACTCGGGCGTATGGACGGAAGTGGCGTTTTCCGCCGTATCGTCCGCCACACCGGCGGTGATCACCATCACCGCGCCCGGCGCCACCACGGACACGGTGAACTACAAGATCCTCTACGCGCCTACCGAGGTGTCCTGGATGACGTTTCCGGCAAAGATCCTGGAAACCCCTCTCCGGATTGCAGAGACGTTTTTCACCCTGGGGGGCACATGGAACGGCAGCGCTTTTTCCGGAGGCCGGGTCATCAACACGGAGATCCGGTCCCTGGAATGGCAGTTCAACAACAACATGGCCATCGAGTTTGTGCCGGGGGCGGGGGATGCCTATGCCGGCAGAGCTTTTCGGGACGGACGGGTCCAGGCCATCAAGATGAGCCGGGAATTCCGGGAGTTTATTCTGCAGCAGCACATCAAGGATAACGATACGTTCGGCCTGCGGGTTCTGGCCCAGGGGGCGGTGTTTGACGATCCCCACAAATACCAGGTGGATATTGTGTGGCCCAAGGTGTCTGTATTGTCTTCTCCGATTAACGTGGACGGCAAGCGTTTGGCCGAGGCCGGGGACCTGCTGCCGCTTCAGGACGGGACTTATGGGAGCGTGGTCGTAAAGGTGAAGAATCTGCAATCGGCGTATGCGGCGTAAAGCAGGCTTTTAGGCGTTTAGACTGTAGGCTGTTAGACCTAAACACCTACAGCCTACAGCCTATTACCCTAAACTGACTGAAAGGAAGTTTCCATGATTATTGATCTGGCGAAAATCGATGAAAGCGCGTGGGTGCCGTATGAGGGGGATGTCGAGTTGCTGGTGCGGCCCCTTTCTTCATCCAAACAGGATGAGTTCGATAAAGCGGCCACGGCGGATAAAATTGAATTTGTGGGGGGCCGTCGCGTGACGGTGAAAAAACGGGATGAGGAAAAATACGAGGAACTGCTCCGGGACTGGATTGTTGAGGACTGGAAGGGATTTGTTGACCCGGAAAAAAATCCCATCCCCTGCACCAAGGAAGTCAAAATTCAGATCCTGGACCACATGCACAAGCTCCGGCGCTTTGCCCTGGACGCGGCCCTGGACCTGCACGCCATCAAACAGGAACAACAGGACCTGAACTCATCGGACTGACCTGCGACCTGCATCGGCTGGATGCGGGTCTGTGCACGGAGGCGGAATACTTGGAATGCGTCGCGGAAAACAGCGACATGGCCTGGGCCTGCGAAAACTGCCCCAAGGCCCGGGCCGAGGATTTAAGCCCCTATACCCGGAAGCTGCTGGAAGCCAGGCTGCTGATCAAGGCCGGGTACAGGCTGGACAATGACCGGTTGACCCTTAACGAATGGATGGACTTGGGTGAGATTGAAATATGGGCACAACAAGTGAAAAACTCCGGATAATCGTCGACTTCAACGAGAACGGGACGGTCAAGGGGGTCCGGCAGATCGGAACCGCCATAGATAAGGCCGGGAAAAAAGGCAAGGAATCGTTTACCGGGGTCGGCAAAAGTCTGGATAAAATGAACAAGCAAACGAAGACATCCATCGGGCTGTTCGGCAAGTTATCGGCGGCGGTGTCCCTGGCCGGGATCGGCTATTCCATCAAGCGGATCGGCGAGGAGTCCATCTCCACGTCGTCGGATCTTGAGGAGGTCGGGTCAAAATTCGAGACGGTGTTCAAGAACCAGATGGATCTGGCCAATGAGTGGGCCAAGGAGCTGCAGGACGATTATGCCATGTCCCGGCGGGAGTCAAAGGAATATCTGGCATCCATCCAGGACTTGCTGGTCCCCATGGGCATGGCGGCGGACAATGCCGGGCGGATGTCCGACGAAGTTGTCAAACTGGCGGCGGACCTGGGATCATTCAATAATAAGCTTACATCGATGGTAATCGATGATTATCAGTCCGCCCTGGTGGGCAACTACGAGACCATGAAAAAATACGGCGTGATCCTCAACGCCGCCGTGGTCGAACAAAAGGCCCTGGAGATGGGGCTGGTGAAAACCAAGGACGAACTGACGGCGTCGGACAAGGCCATGGCGGCCCATCAGTTGATCATCCAGGGATCAACGGCGGCCATCGGCGACATGAAGCGGACATCCGACGGGTATGCCAATACGTCAAAAGATTTGACGGCAACCATCGAGGATATGACGTCAACCATGGGCAACTCTCTTTTGCCCATTGCGACCAAGGTCAAGCGGGAGCTCAATGAATGGGTTGAAGCAAACGAGGAGTTGATCGGACAAAGGGTGGGCGAATATGTCGATAAGGTTGTCGACGCTCTGAAGGACTCGATCGATTGGTGGGATGAACATAATGAAATCATAAAAACAACGGCCGGTGTCGTCACCACGGTTGTTATTGAATATGGAAAGTTCTGGGCAATCGCCAAGACGATATCAGGGGGGTATGCGCTGGTGACGTTTTTTCAAAGCGCAACAGTTTCTATCATGGCCATGGTTGCAGGCACGAAGGCGTTAAGCGTGGCCATGAAGGCCAATCTGCTGGCCATCGGTGCCTATGCCGGTTACAAGATCGGCACCGGCATGACGGCACTGGCCACCGGCACATGGGGCATTGACGATCAGATAAAGGATGAACGGGCCAGGACACGACGGTATAAAAAACGGTATCAGGATGAGATCGACCGGATTGCAGCAGAAGAAAAGGCGGCAAAGGATGAGTATGAAAAGACCTTGCTCATGGAAAAGCGGATCAACGCGGAGCTCGAAGCCGGGGAGCGCCTGGAAGAAAAGGCCGCAACTGACAAGCTTGTCGCCTACAAGAGCCTTTATGAAAAACTCGGTGAGTACGGCACGGAATACTACGATATCCTGGAGGCCGAAATCGAGGCTGAAAAGGAAGCATTCATTAAGGCCGGGGTGGAAAAGGAAGATGCGCAGCGGTATTACCTGGCACAGATCGACAGCCTGAACGAACAGTTTAACAAGCCGAATGTCGAACGTATTGCCCGGGTGATCGAAACGGCAAAACTGGAAAAGGATGCCTTGACCGGCCGTCTTGAAGAATACAGATCCTTTTACGGTGACCTGCAATCCATGATCCGGGAAAACGCGGCTCTGGAAAAGCAGCATATTTCCGAGTTGATCGCTCTGGAGCGGCAGCGGTCCGATCTCCGGCTCAGCACGGAAAGCATGATCCGGAGTTTGCGGGAAACCCAGATGGACCCGGGTGACCGCTACGAGTCCCAGCGAACCGGATTATCCAAGCAATATTCGGCCGCCATGTCCCTGTCCGGCCAGGAGCAAATACAGGCCCTGGAGGCGTACAAACAGGCGGTGAACGCCCTGGCGTCCCAATACAGCGAGGGAATAAAGTCCGAAAGCAGCCCCTACGGCATGGGCGGCGAGCGGTACGCCGTATCATCAAAGCAGATCATCGACGACGCCATTGCCGACATCCAGCGGGCGGCCACGGTTCAGCAAAAAGCCATGCGGGACCTGGAGACGGAAAAGCAGCATCAGATCGAATCGGACCGGGTGTGGGGTGCGGAGCTGACCAAAACGGCCCGGGACGTCGCCGGTGAAATCGGGTACCTGGAACGGGATATCGCCGAGCTGTCCACGGCCATTGAGACCATGGAGACCACCATCACCATGGACGCGGACATCCGCATGGCGGAAAACGCCATCCGGCAGTTGGAAAACGAAATCGAAAGCCTCCGGCAACGGCTGCGACGAAATCCGTTGACCATCAGGATGCAGGTCGTTCCCATGGGCGGCGAATCCGCGTCCGTGCCGGTGGAAGGATCAAAAGCCACAGGCACCCGGTATATTCCAAAGACGGGCCTGTACTGGCTTCACCAGGGGGAAGGGGTTTATAACAACACCGAATACCGGCAGGAAACCCGATCGTCATCGGTTTCCATTGAAAACCTCAACGTGATCATCCCGGAATCCGCTGCGCCCCAGGCACCCCAGGATTACCGGGAAATCACCCGGCAGTACATCATTCCGGAACTTAATAATGCGGGGGTTTTACGTGGCTAAGATCAAATTCACCCTGGGGGCGAATACGTTCACGTTCGAGGCGGACCGGGCCTATCCCATGGATGATCCGGAAGAAGTGCTTGTGCCCACGGCCCAGTCCGAGGGCGGGCAGCTTTACGCCTATGACAAAGGCATCACGGTGCAGTGGTTCAACCTGGTGTTTTCCCGGGCCACGAAAAACGACCATGACAACGCCAAATGGTGGTGCAAAACCATCGCCTGCGGGCCGAAAAATACGTTTACCTATACGGATGAAGACGAAAACGACCACACCGTCCGGATGATAAATACCAAATCGCCGCTGAAAAAGATGGATTCCAACAAGTACGCCGGCACTATTGTTTTACGAAAAGAGATCGTTTGATATGCGAAGCTTTAACGCCAATTTTACAGCAGAAAAGAACAAGCGGGGTTCAAGCCCCGTCAATCTGCTGACCTTCGGGTTTGCCACGCCGGTGTATGTTTCCGATCGGGACGTGACGCCGTCGGGGGGATCGGAGTGGGGGTTTGTGGACACGTCACTGAAGCAGTCCGCCGGCAGCGGGATTTTGGACAGCCTGGAGATCCCGGACCTGGTGGTGACGCTGATCAATTCCGAGGCCACGCCGTTTTCGGATAACTTCGCGGCGGCGGACCCGCCGGAAAACGTGACCGTCACGCTTTATCAGTGGTTTTCCGGCCTGCTGTATTCGGAGAAAGAGACCATTTTCAAGGGCATCGTCAAGCAAGTGGAGCATTATGACCTCTATGAATGCCGGGTGCGCATCGAGGGCATTTTCGCCAAGTACAACAAGCTGATCGGGGAGGACCTGATTATCAGCGCGGATGATTTTTCCAGCGCGGACCCGGACGATATCGGCAAAATGCGCAATATCGCGTACGGCGATTTGTCGAACGTGCTGTGCCGGGCGATAAAGGCCGGTGTGATCGACACGTTGCGGGATGATCTGACCGACAGCGCCACGAGTTTTTACGTGAGCGGATCCGGAAAGAGCGATTTCCCGTCCGGCACCGTTACCATCCAGATCGATGCCGAACAGATCCAGGGGACCGGCGGTTGAGCACAGCGAGGGCGCCACGGTGGTGCAGGTGCTGACGGAGTATGTCTATGAGGCGGCGGGACATCCGGTGAAATCCATTGGGGACGTCCGGGTGGACGACGTGAAGCAGACATCGGGATTCACGGCATACACCGGCCAGACCGGGGACGAGCTGACCGGGTATGAGGACACGGCGGTGATTAAGTTCACGGCATTGCCCAAGGTGGTGAAGCAGGTGAACCTGGATGTGGACGAGGGGAGTCACGATCATACCGGTGAAACTGTTACTTTTACATGGTTTATGGATACGGTGACCATTCAGGCAGGATCGCCCAACTATGCAGGGAATATCGGTGACGGCAGTATCAATACTCAAGGACAGCTATATACAGGGTGCCAGGTGAAGCTCAGTCGGGTTATAAGCCAGGGTCCGGGCGGGTCTCCGGTGCAATATAGGCTAAAAATCAAAATCGGGAATATGGATACAGGTTGCACAATCCAGGTATGGAGAAGCGGCGCGTATGTCGGGCAACTAAGCACAGCTTATGCAAACGGCACCAGCCCCTTAACATCATGGATAGATGCATCTTCCCTTGACTGGTCAGACTTTATGACCATGTACATTACCATCAAACAGAACGCCGGGGATGGAAATGTATGGGTACATGAGGCATGGTTTGAAGTTGAGTATGACACGACTGCAGCGACCAGCGGCGCCACCGGCGTGGCCCTGACGGGCAATTCCACGGCGGAGACCGTGATCGGAAAAAAGGTCACCTGCGACATGGAGGGATACCAGGACGATGGGTCCGGCACATATACCGGCGTGGCCAACGCGATCATCGAGCGACCGGATCACGTGTTCAAACACGTTTTGATTGAGCAGCTCGGGTTTTCCAGCGGGGACATCGATTCCACGACATTCACGGCGGCCGGAACGTTTTTTAATACGAACAGTTATGCGCTCGCGTTTCTGGTCAACCGGAAAATCACGGCCGAGGCGTTTCTCATGAAGCTGGCCCTGCAATGCCGGAGCCGGTTTTTGGTGACAGCCTACGGCACAGCAAAGCTGATCGTGCGACAGTTGTCCCAGAGCAGCGGGCATTCTATTGTGAAAATCGAGATCAAGGAGGATTCCGTCCGGATGCGGCGCAACCCGGTCGACGAGCTGATCAATTATTTCAATATCCATTATGATAAGGACCACGGCGTGGAAAACACGGACGCCGGCGCCTATGCCGCGGCGGAGAACTTTTCGGATTCCACCTCCATCACCCGGTATGGCCAGCGGGAGTGGAAAGGCAGCCATGATGTGTTTCTGTTCGACGCGGTGACGGATGCGACCATGATTTCCCACGTGGGCGCGTTTCTGCTCGATTATCATGAATTGGTCCGGAAGCTGCCGGGCTTTTCGGTATTCCTGAACAATATGGAGATCGAGCCCGGAGACATCGTCGACATCACACATGACCTGGACAGCATGAGCGGGTTTGTGTGCGAGGTGCAAAAGATGTTGCACTATTTGGGATCGGCGAAGAAAAAGCTGATCGATCATATCGAGATTATGGCGGTGGAGAATTGATTATGAAACCAACTATCTATGGGCAGTTTAAATATGTTGTTTCGCATCGGCGGAAACGTCCCTGGGGTGATGAAATCCGGTTTGCAGTTTATGACAAAGATACCGGCGATCATATCAGGACAGTCACCCTACGCCACAATGTGAAGACAGAAACCACAGACATTGAAGCATGTCTGGACAAACTCGCTGTATCACTGACTGAACCGGAGCCTGAACCAGAAAAGCTGATGCCTGAATCCGAAATCATTGAATTGCTGAAGGCAAAAGAGTTTTTAAGTGAGGGCGAAACATTGGCTGACCTTAAAACCCTGACTGAATTAGGGGCTGCAGAAGTGGTGAAATAATGGCAGATCATTTTGTAGATAATGTTAACGGCAACGATGGTAATTCCGGTCACGATATGGACAATGCGTGGGCTACAATTAAATACGCCGTTGAAAATGGTGGTGCATTAGTCGCTGGCGACATTGTATGGATTCGCAGAACAGTGGATGAATCCGGCGATAAAACGAGTGACTATACAGTAGTTTCAGATGGTACACCAGCTTCCCCAATAAAACTTATTGGGTGGCCCCGAAACACAGCATCCATTACTGGTGCAACATGGACAAATGGAAGCACTACGGTTGATCTTGTTACTGGATTAACAATGGATCGAGAGAAACATCAAGCACGTTATATAACAGCACCGAATGGCGATCAGTACTTAATCACAGAAATTACTGATTCAAACACATTCATAATTGACAATGAGTATTCTGGTTCAACAGTGACTTTGACAAATGGCGCATCTACAATTCAGGCTGACTCAGATTATACTTTAGCACAAGCTATTGATGATTCAAGTTGGACAATCAAAGTAGCGGATTGGACAGGTGACGCTGATGATTTGCCTATAATTGGCTTTGGTGCAACTGATTATAATTTTTATATCTCCTTAGATGATAACTGGGAAATAAAAAACATTGAGTTTAAGGACACTACTGACGGTTATGGAATACTTCGAATACAGAGTGCAAATACCTGCTATGTAGAAGGGTGTCTATTCATAAATAATCAATCAACTGGGCGTGTTGCTCAATTTAATGAAGTTATTGTGAAACGGTGTACATTTGAAGGTGATGGAACATATGCCTATCATGGTGGGGCTTTTCGGTCTTGTCATATTTTTGATTGTGCTTTCTACAATATTAACGGTTCTCATAATATTAGCATGACTTGTTATTTTGAAAATGTAAACTTTAATATTGAAGGAGTAACGACAATTACTTTCGCATCTCTTTATATTAATAATGCAGAAGGACGCCCTGTTTGTGTTAATTGTAAAACAGGAGATGATAGCTTATTCAGAAGCGGTGTGACCAGTAGTCGTACTGGTCGAATCATTGCTGTTTCAGAAAATCATCAAAAAGTTTTGGGCGCACATTTTATCTTCACATATTTTGGCGATATAACAAAAACAGATGTTGTGGCCGGTTCGGGCGATCCATATAAACGTACAGACGGTGCGGATAGTGTACTTGAATGTGAATTTGATACTGCTCTTGGGGATGGAAAAGATAGTGATTATGACATCCCTGTTATTCTTGAACATGAATTTGAAGCAACAACAGTGAGTAAAACTTATCGTTATTATATCCAGGCCGAAGGTGCTATCGCTTCTGGTAAGTTAATCCTAACTGCACAATATATGGATACTTATGAGGACTCAACTGTATATCATATGGTAACTGAAAAAGCCACAGGAGCAATATCGGCACGATCAGGGGCAAGTGATTGGAGTCAATACTTGGAAATAACGGTTCAACCGGCAGTTGCCAGCAAGGTTCGGATAAAACTGCTGTGTAATTATTATCATGCAACCAACATTTTTTACGTCGATCCTTTAGCGGTGATTAGCTGATGACGGAAATCATGTGGACATACGGCAGGCCGGTCATTGCAGACAAGGGCGCCAATCCGAGCCCGGTATGGAGCTTTGGAAAGTCCGTTTCCTATCTGGTTTACCAGGCCCTGGTCACAAATACTTCCGGGATTGATATAGACGCTCTTATCCAAAAAGCCGGGATAACCCGGACAGTCTCGATGGACGCGCTGATTCAAAAGGAGATTTTGCGGACGTTAAGCCTTGATTCGTTATTGCAGGATTTAAAAAATGTATCCGTTTCTACTGACGCCCTGATCCAGGCGGCAAAGACCGGCGAATTGTCAATCGATGCGCTCGTTGCGCTAATGGATGAAAAAACCGTTTCAATGGATGCCCTGATTTTGGCTGTCAAAGCCGGCGAGCTGTCGCTTGACGCCCTGTTGCAGGTCGAGGGAACAAGGGAAGTTTTTATAGATGCGATGATAGAAAGCCTCAAAACGAAAAACATTTCAATGGATTCCTTAATCCAGGCAGCAAAAACCGGGGCCATTTCGATCGATGCGATTCTTGCATTAACGGGTACGAAAGCGATTTCAATGGATGCCCTGGTTCGGGCATCAAAGGCCAAAACATTGTCCCTAGACGCATTTTTGCAAATCACCGGAAGCGAAGTCGTTAGCATAGACGCAATGATCGAAGCATCAGTATCAAAAACAGTGTCTATGGACGCCGTTCTTCAGGCAGTCAAAACGGGGACTGTTTCGATCGATGCGATGATTGCGCTGACAGGCACGGCAGTCAAATCCGGTTACCTGTCCCTGGATGCCATGATAGAGAATACCGGTTTCAGTGATTTGTCCATCGACGCACTGATTCAGGCCTCTTCATCAAACACCGTCTCTTTAGACGCTATATTGGTATTGTTGACGGGCGCGGTTGTCTCGATGGACGCCTTGATCCAGGCGGCAAAGACCGGTTCGATTTCCTTAGACGCTTTCATAGCGATCGCCGGCACTGAAGGTATTTCGATGGACGCAATGGTTGAAGCGATTAAAACCGATTCAACATTTTTAGATGCCTATCTGCAATCGGAAAAAACAAAAATGGTCTTGCTGGATGCCCTAATTGAAAAATCGACCATTAAAACGATATCGATGGACGCACTGGTCCAAGCGGTGAAAACCGGTTCGGTCTCCATTGATGCTCTTGTAGCGGTAATTGGTACCGCAAGCGTTTCAATCGATGCATTGATAGGCGCCGTCAAAACCGGAGCTGTG